AGAGAAGGATAAGCGAAGCTTTCCTTGTACTACAGGTTAGGCAAAGTGAACGAACAACTGCAGAAGAGGTACGCCTCACGCAGATGGAATTAGAACAACAGTTAGGTGGACTCTTTAGTTTGCTTACAGTTGAGTTCTTAATCCCCTACCTTAATAGAACATTACATATCCTACAACGTAACAAGGAGCTTCCTAAGATTCCTAAAGATGTGGTACGTCCACAAATCGTTGCAGGTGTTAATGCATTAGGAAGGAATCAAGATCAACAGAGTCTAATCCAGTTCGCACAAACCCTTGCACAAACAATGGGTCCAGAGATCATGGCTAAGTTCCTTGATCCTGGTGAGTATGTTAAGAGACTAGCAGCATCTTCAGGTATTGATGTATTGAATTTGGTTAAGACACCAGAGACTATGCAGCAAGAGAAGCAGCAACAACAACAACAGTTAATGCAGCAAGAGATGATGAAGCAAGCCGGTCAATTAGCTGGTTCACCTATGGCAGATCCAAGCAAGAACCCTTCACTGGGTAGATCACTAAACGACGGATACGATCAACTACAAAATGACAACAGCCAAGGCGAGTCGCCCGACACGGGTGAAGAAGAAGCCCCTCCCGAAGGTTAGCAGACCAGAACCACTGGTAGATGAAACTGACATTGCTAAGCCTACTGCAATAGCTGCTAGAGCTAGAATAGGGAAGGACCCAGAACTAGTAGAGACAGTAGGCTTAGGTAATTTAAAAGTAACCACCGCGAGAGGAGTAAAGGATGACGGAAACACTGAATTATGATCCAACGCCAGCTGATGCACCTGAGTTTTCAGAAGACGAACAGGATTCCCTGAAAGTTGCGGAGAAGTTAGGTCAAGAAGAGGGTGAACTTCTAGCTGGTAAGTATAAGAATGCAGAAGAATTAGAAAATGCATACCTTGAACTACAGAAGAAGTTAGGATCTGATGATGATGATGAAGCTGAAGTAGATACACTAAAAACTGATGAGACTGAAGAAGAGTGGAGTGAAGGTGCCTCACTTATAGCTGATGCTTCTAATGAATTCTATTCTAATGAAGGCCAGCTCTCTGAAGATACTATGAAACAGTTCTCAGAGATGAGCAGCCAAGATTTAGTAGAAGCTTTCATGGAAATACAAAGAGCTAATCCAGATGTTGGGAATGCTCCTTCACCTGATCTTACTGATGCTGAAATGAATCAAGTTTACAATTCAGCAGGTGGTGAAGCAGAGTATGAAAGGTTAACTGCTTGGGCTGCGGAGAATATCTCTGCAGATAAGCTTGATGCATTTAATACTGTTGTTGATAGAGGTGAAGCCTTAGCAATTCAAATGGCAGTAGCTGGTTTAAAATCTGAGTACGAAAACGCAGAAGGATATGAGGGCCGAATGTTGTCAGGCAAGGCAGCTAGAACTTCGGATGGATTCCGTAGTCAAGCTGAAGTGGTTGCAGCCATGGCGGACCCTCGCTATGATAGAGACGAAGCATATCGTCAAGATGTGTATGATAAACTAGAACGTTCTAACGTACAATTTTAATTATGTCAAAAGCTTACGACCCATCCGCCCGGATCAACACATCAGTCACTAAGTATTATGTCAATGCTTCTGGTGACAGATGGTTCATCCCTTATAATGATACAGGTACTACAGCTGCACAGGTAACTAGGTGTAGTGCAGTAGTAGGAAACACAGCCGACGGTACAGTCGCAGGTGCTGCAGTAGTAGCATCTTGATAAACAAGGCGGCTCGAATGTCGATTCAGTAGAAGCCACCTCACACCACGTCCGTTCATTCTTCTTTGAAGAACGCATGAAACCACATCATGGAACGGGGATGTGGTACTGGAGTATTAACAATGACTGTTAAACTAAGGTATCGTGGTGTTGAGTACACAAAAACTACTAAGTAAAACTTAACATGAAAACATTTGCACTTGCTCTAGCGGCAACAACTTTCGCTTCCGCACCTGCAATGGCTGGCGTTTATGTAAACGTCGAGTCTAACGCATCTTATACAGGCACTGATTATACTTCCCGTACTACCGATCTACACGTAGGTTACGAAGGAGACGTAGGTGACTTAGGATACTACATCCAAGGTGGTCCTGCTCTTGTCAACGGCGACGCTGTAGATGGAAGCAATGAATTCTCAGGCAAGCTCGGAGGTTCCGTAGCTGCATCTGAGAAACTTGATGTGTATGGTGAAGTATCATTCGTTACTGCTGATGATGCTGACAAAGCATACGGTACCAAAATAGGTGCCAAATATAACTTCTAACGAAGCGTGCGTAATCACACAAAACTATCATGTCTCCCGTAGCGAAACTGCGGGAGTTCACTTTCTCAATAATTAACAATGGCTTTTACCAACAATACAACCTATGGAACTACAGTTTATTCAACTGGTACGTTCTATGATCAAAGTCTAATCCTAGCAAACGATGGGTCTTCCTTATCTTCTGCTACATTAGCGACTGTATCTGAACTTGCTATTCCATTAGGAGAGTATGAAAGAGTACAGGGAATCTATACTCTATGGTATGATTCAGATAATACTAATGAGTTGAGTTATAGAGTTGCAAACCTAGCACAGTCTGATGGATCAACTGCGGTTGCCACTACTATTGCTACGCAATCTATCGCCTCCGTAGCCGAAGTCACTGCAGCTGCAACAGCATCTGCTGCTGGCCTAGAGTCTACAGGTACTTATTCAACTGATGGTGCTGGTGAAACAATTGGTGTTGATGTAGGTGCAGATACTTCTGCTCTATGGCTCCAAGTACATTTCAATGCACTAGTTACTGCAGCTACAAAAGGTAAGCTAAGCTTACAGTTAGCTAACATAACTGGTTCTGCATCTGGAACACACCTATTGGCTGGTTCTAACGTAGTATTTAAGAAGTGGTAAGTTAATCACTTCGGATTGGAGGCACCTCAGAGTAGGACCTCCTCTCCATTGGCTTTCGGCCCGTACGCGGATACCCTTAAGCTGTCTAGACGGTGGGAAAGACCACAACTATATTCGAAAAAATTTCTCAAACGTTTGAGAGTCTGTAAACTCATACAAACTCTTACTAACAATGGCTAACGCCACACAGTCAGTACTTGGCGCCCTGAATAAGGCGGTCTCAAACACCGCAGGTTCACAGGCGTATGATACCAAGTACGCAACCTATTTGAAACTGTTCTCAGGTGAGCTATTCAAAGCTTACGAAAGTGCTACGATTGCACGAGACACAGTACAAAGACGTACCCTGAAGAACGGTAAATCACTACAGTTCATCTTCACGGGACGCATGCAAGCCGCTTACCATACTCCTGGTGAGCCGATCCTAGGTTCGGGCGATCCTCCTGTAGCTGAGAAGACCATCCAGTGCGATGACCTTCTAATCAGCTCAGCGTTCGTCTATGATTTAGATGAAACTCTTGCACATTACTCCCTGAGATCAGAGATCTCCTCTAAGATCGGTCATGCTTTGGCTGAGGCTTATGATAAGAAAGTCTTCCGTACTATTGCACTTGCTGCAAGGGAAGCTCATCCTATCACTGCTTCACCTGGACCCGAGCCTGGTGGTACTCAGATTGAATTGGGTGTAACCAAGGAGTACAATGCACAAGCATTGGTTGATGCTTTCTTCGAAGCCGCAGCGGTTCTCGATGAAAAGAATCTTCCTAAGACAGGGCGTACAGCCGTGCTAAACCCACGTCAGTACTACGCTTTGGTATCTCAGGTTTCTTCTAACATCCTCAACAGAGACTATGGTAACTCACAAGGTAACCTGAATTCTGGTGAAGGACTAGTTGAAATTGCTGGTATCAACATCAAGCGTTCTAACAACCTCCCATTCCTGGCAGGTACAGTCAATCCAGTATCTGGAGAGAACAACACCTACAACGGTGACTTCTCTACACACTGTGGACTTATCTATCAGCGTGATGTAGCAGGTATTGTAGAAGCTATTGGACCTCAGGTACAAGTAACGGGCGGCGACGTATCCGTACTGTATCAGGGTGACGTACTCGTAGGACGCCTAGCAATGGGTGCAGGTACACTTAACCCTGCTGGTGCAATTGAACTAACCTCAGCACGTAGCTAATCATGTCTCTTAATCCTGGTACCTCTACAACTATAACTAGAGTGAAGGGTAATGGAGCATCTCTCAGTGGGATTGGTCAGGTTGATAAATCAATCACCAAGAACCCAGCAACTCCTTTGGAGTATGGGAGAAAGCATCTTAGCCCTGCTAATATAGGTACCGTTTCTTAACCAGTAAAATATTATGGCAGCCCCAACAGCAGTTGGTGAGTATGGATCTTGTGGCGCAGGCACCGAGACCCGTATCTCTCCATCAGATACTAGTGGATCAGGTAGCGCATCAGGCGTTGCTTCGACCACTAAAAACTTACGTCTAGCATATGCCACCGTTGGAAGTGGTGGTGTGCTTGATACATGTGCAGTTGTCGCAGGACAATACACATAACCAATAGGGGGGAGTTTCGGCTCCCCTTTTTTTATTCACAAATCTTATAACTATGTCTTCTACTCCCACGACTGTTGACCTCGATACAGAACTATCCGCAGTGAATGCAATCCTGGGTAGTATTGGTCAAGCACCAGTAGCTTCTCTAGGAACATCCAACAGTTCTAACAATCCAGCTAACTTTGATAACCCTGAAATAGCTTTCATCTATAATATACTTAAAGAGTGTAACCAAGATGTACAGAATGAAGGATGGACTTTTAACAAAGAGAACCATATAAAATATACTAATAAATCTGGTGATAAATTTTTAATAGATGCTGATATAATACAAATAGATTATGAAGATGCATGGGATAGAACCCGTGACTTTGTACGTAGGAAGGATAGCGATGGTATCTGGAAAATATATGATAGAGTTAATCATACATTTGAATTCGCAGATGATGCTTACTTCTATGTTAATGTTATAAGACATTTAGCATTTGAAAATATACCTGCACCTTTCCAAAGGTATATTATATATAAAGCAGCTGGTAGAGCAGCGGTAGAATTAGTATCTA